TTAAGAATTTTAAAAATATTGCAACATCATCTAAAGGGTCTCCATCATTTTTTACATTTAACGGGTTTGATGGTGTAAATACACAGGTTGATGTTCATCCCACACCTGATGGTGTTTATTCGTTAATTTTTACAGTAGCTAAAAGACCAGTCGATTTATCGAGTGACTCTGACACAATCCTTGTTCCTACAGCACCTGTAATTGAATATGCCCATGCTCTTGCAGCTAGAGAAAGGGGTGAGACAGGTGGGACCAGTGCTGCTGAACTATTTAGACTTGCAGATGTTACTTTATCGGATGCCGCGGCATTTGATCAGGCTAAGAATCCAGAAGAGTTAGTTTTTAGGACTATTTAATGGCACAGAAGCTACAGAATGTAACGATTTCTGCTCCAGGTTTTTCTGGCATAAATACTCAGGATTCGCCTATTGACTTAGATCCATCATTTGCAAAGGTTGCAGATAACTGTGTTATTGATTCTTTTGGTCGTATTGGTGCTAGAAATGGCTATGAGTTACTTACGTCTGATGATACAAATCTTGGCGCATCTATTGGTACTGAGAGTATTTTTGAATACATAGATCAGAGTGGTGACATTACTATTTTGTCGGCAGGAAATAACAAGATATTTTCTGGTACAACAACAATTACAGAGATTACACCTGGTGGGTATTCCCCAACTGCAAATAATTGGAAGTTTGCCAACTTAAATAACCATGCATTTTTGTTTCAAAGTGGGCATGAATCTTTAGTTTTTACAGATGCTGGTGGATCTAATGCTTTGACTGCATTTAGTTCTTTTGGCTCTGCATCGGGTACAGCACCACAGGCTAATGAGGTTATCAGTGCTTTTGGTCGGTTATGGGCAGCAGATGTTGTAGGTAACAAACATACAATATTTTTTAGTCATTTGCAGACAGGCTATCAGTGGACAGGTGGTAGTTCAGGAACATTGGATCTAACAACTGTATTACCTGGAGGAGCAGATGATGTAGTTGCGCTAGCGGCTCATAATGGACGTTTGATTATATTTTGTACTAATACAATACTTGTTTACGCTGGTCCTACTAATCCTGCAACCATGACGCTGGAAGATACTATAATTGGTATTGGCTGTGTTGCTAGAGATTCTGTAGTGTCAATTGGTAGTGATCTTCTGTTTTTGTCTGATTCAGGTGTTAGATCATTGGGTAGGACAATACAGGAAGAGTCTGTAGAGATTGGTGATCTTAGTCAGAATGTACGGGATGATTTGCTTGGGGATATAGCAAGTGAAACAGGTAATATTAAAGCTGTTTACAGTCCTGAAAACTCATTTTATTTGTTGACCTTTCCATCTACAGAAAAAGTATATGTATTTGATACAAGCAAAATACTGCCTAACAATACATTTCGGGTAACTACTTGGTCTAGTATTAATCCATTATGTTATGCAAGAAAGCGTAATGGTGATTTATTATTTGGTCGATTAGGTGGTATTGCCAAGTATTCTACGTTTAAAGATAATAATGCAGCGTTTACCTTGCAGTATTTTAGTAATCCGCTTGCTTTTGGTCAGCCAGCTAATTTGAAGTTTTTAAAGAACTTTAATCTTACAATAATTGGTGGTGCATCTACAGGCGTAGTGTTTAAGTGGGGTTATGATTATAGCGAGGCTTATCAAACCCAAGATTTTACTATTGGTTCATCGGCTGCTGCGGAGTATGGAGTCAGTGAATATGGTGGGACAGCAGAGTATACTGCGAGTTTATTGGTCAACACACCTAAGATAAATGCTACGGGTGGTGGTGAGGTAGTAACAGTTGGGCTTGAAGCGAATATATCAGGTGCTTCATTTTCAATACAGAGAATTGATATTCTAGTATTACTAGGAAGGATACTATGACAGATTATACAAAGACAGTTAATTTTGCTGCAAAAGACAGCTTGACCTCTGGTGATTCGAATAAAATAGTTAGAGGCACAGAAATCAATACAGAGTTTGATAATATAGCTACGGCTATTGCTACTAAACTTGATTCAACAGGTGCAGCATTTACTAATCCTGTATCGTTTCCTGATGGTTCTGCTAGTTCCCCTGCTATTACAAATACAGGCGATACAAACTGTGGTTTATTTTTTAGTGCCGCAGATACTTTAGCATTTACTGCTGATGGCACGTCTCAAGTTACTTTTTCAAATGGTCTTGTTGCACCAGTAACGACTAATGATATTGACTTGGGAACGTCATCACTTAAATTCAAGGATGGTCATTTTGCTGGTGATGTAAATATCGGCGGTGATTTAACAGTATCTGGTGATGATATTACGATGGGTACTAACACCTCTGGTAATTTATTGGTAGCAGATGGTACGAACTTTAATTCAGTAGCAGTTAGTTCTTTATCAGAGATAAGTACAATTGCTAATGATGATGTTTTTCTTGCGGTTGATACATCAGGTGGTGGCCTTAAAAAAGTTGCCAGGAGTACAGTTGTATCAGGTCTTGCAGTTACAGGTGCAATTTCGAATGTTGTAGAAGATACAACACCACAATTAGGTGGTGATCTTGATATGAATGGCCAGGATATTGTTACTACATCTAATGCAGATTTAGAACTAGCACCAAATGGTACAGGCCATGTAACTGTTAAAGGAAACGATAATTCAGGTGCAATACAGTTTAACTGTGAAAGTAATAGTCATGGTCAAATAGTAAAAGCACAGCCTCATTCAGCAGGTGTTACCAATGAATTGTTATTGCCAGCAGGTGCAAGCTCTACTTTAGTTTCTTTAGTCTCTACAGATACTTTGACTAACAAAACACTTACGACACCTGTGGTCAACGCAGGGCTTCAGTTAAAGAACGGTGCAACAAGCGCAGGATTTATTGAGTTCTTTGAAGACAGCGATAATGGTACAAATAAAGTAACATTAATTGGTCCAGCAAGCACTTCAGATATAACGCTAACATTACCTAGTTCTGATGGTGATGCAGGGCAAGCTATGATTACTGATGGTTCTGGTAATCTTAGTTTTACTACACTAGGCGGTGCTTATAATGATTGGTCTATAAAGACAACTACATATACAGCATCAAACAAAGATCAATTGATTGCTAATCATGCTAGTACACCATTTACGATTACACTCCCTGCAAGCCCATCAGCAGGTAATACGGTGATTATAAAGAATGTAGGAGCTGCCTTAGTTACAATAGGTAGAAACTCAAGCAACATAGATTCAGTAGCGGCTGATGGAACTTTACCAAAGGGTAATGCTGTTCAATTGGTATATGTTGATGGAACAATTGGATGGGCAAGTCTTTAAAGGAGATTAAATCATGGCAGTTTTAGGCGGTAAACAATATAACAGTGACCCTTTGAAAATACCAAAGTGGCAGGTATATAGGCAAGACCTTGAATTTTTCTATCATCCTTCCAATTCATTTGCAAATCTTACAATGCAAGATAGCGATACTTGGGGTACAGGCAGTCCGTTCAACGCTCTCGTTAGCACTAATTCAGTGGCAGATACCGCAAGAACAATTGTAAACCTGTCAAACAAAAAAGGTTGGTTGACTTTTGGTGTTGGCCCCTGTGGTATTAATCAAACAGCAACTTGGGTGATTACGGTTGATGGTGTTGCTACCACTTTCACTGTGGGAGGTTCTGGCCCAGTAGAATATGATCTTAGTGCATCAGGTTTTGGCTTGATTTTTTCAAATCTTAACTTTTCAGCTTTTTTACAGGGGCATTTTCAACTAGGCGGTGATACAAGCACAAGTCCTTGGTATGCAGCCGACAATGCTATTAGTTACGGTCTTGAAAATGCTGGTGGGACAGCAAACAGTCGATTTATCTTAGATCCCATGTGGTTGAAGAGTGGATATCCAGATTCGTGTGTGCGATTTGAAACGTCTTTAACTGTTACTGTTGAAAGTGATGTTGCGGCAACCGGTGTTGCTGGTAATGCCGGCATTATGTACGTTCTAGACGAGTAGGAGAATTAAATGTCAAATTTAAAAAGTACAACTTTACTAGAAAATGGTTTAACCAGACATTTGTACGCAGACGGTAGTTTTATTGACAAACAGATTGTTGTGGACGTTGAACCTACTGATGAAGAAAAGAAAAGAAAAGGAAGAGCATGGAGAGATCAAGAACTAGCAGCTACAGACAACATAGCTCAAACACCTGACTTTCCAAATCGTGACAAGTATCTTACATACCGTCAGGCACTACGAGATTGGCCTAGCACTTCTGATTTTCCAGACAAGAAACCTACATTAGGATAGAAACATGGACTTAAAATCGATTACAGGCATATTACCTATTGCTACAGTAGCAGTTGCTACTATTTTTAGTTACGCTACATTATCTGCTACAGCACAGAGTAATACTGATGATATACAAGATAATGAAGTACGTCTTGAGCGACATGAGACCCAGATTCAGGAACTTGATAGGGAGGTTATTTCTATCAAGCACAAAGTAGAGCGTGTTGAAGAGGTTACATCTGAAACAAAAGATGATGTCAAACAGATATTAATCTTGATGCAGCAAAAATCGTAGAGGTTGGTATGGACGAAGAATATGAAGAGTTATTACAAGCAAATCAAGAGGCGATGGATAGAAATCGTCCTCAAGCTGACTCTGCTTTAGGAGGTTTACTAAGTGCCATTGGCAATACTGCTTTGCAAAACGAACGAATACAGCGTCAAGAGGAAGTAGGTAGACAAGCAGTTGCTTTAGTAGATCAATTAATAGCTGATACAGAGCGTAGAGGCACATTTAAACCGTTTACTGTTACAACAGACTTAGCGACTACAGCAACAACACCTGAAGGTGGCTTTGGTGTTACTTTAGGTCAGACTCCACGAGATATACAGGATCAGGCTCTTACAC